TGAGATCCGTTACACCGGCAACCACTTGCGCCACACGCTGACCGTGCTCATCGCGGCCGCCTATTGGGATCGCCGCCGTTGCGGGTTCGAGGACCCGCCGTGGACGCTGATCGGCATGTACACCCGCGGCCGGCTCCTCGCTCCACCCCGCAGCGGCTGAAAATCGAGTCCACCGAGGGACACCCCTGCTCGCGGCATGGCGTCACCACACCGCCGACCGACCGTCACCGTGCCGACGATGCCGTCAATTTTCTGGCCGATCTTATTGTATGTCACAATCGGCTGCTTGCGATCGTTGAACGTCTTGATCTGGTCGGCATTCCACTGCGCGCCGTGGCGATAGCGCCGCGCGATCAACTGCTCCTCGATCTCCAGCCGCTTGCTGTCGAGATAGGTGGTGTAGGCCGTAACGCATTTGGCCAATGGCCAGAAACCATCCTTCTCATCCTGTGGGTCGAGATCGGCCGGCCCGTTACCGCGCGAGCCGCCGGTGGCGGTCGTGCTGTAGCCGGTGAAATTGACGACGTTGGTCACCGCCATGTCAGTAAGCCTTGCTGCCGATTTGCGTGGGCGGCATCGGCGGCCGGCCCATCAGCCCACCCGGCTGCAGGCCGGGCACCGGCGGCGGCAAAGGTTCTGGCCCTCCTGACATGCCGGGGGGAGGCGGGGCGGGAGGGCCAGCATCACCCCCGGGAGGTGGGAGTGGTGACGCCGGATTGGGTAGGCTCGGGCCGGTCATGCCGGCCCCGAGATTGCTCTGCATGAACGAGATCATCATCGGCATCACCTCGCCGGTTTCCGCAGGCGACAGCGAGCCGACAAACGCGGCGAACTTTTCCATCACTGACATGATGATTTTCCTATTTTGGCTAATTGGCTGGCCAATTGGCCAATTGGCCAATGTCGATTTTTTCGACTGTTGCGTAGGGTAACTAAAACTGCCGCCAATCCTCGGCCGCGGTGCTCTTGCGGTACACCTCGTAGCCGGACACGTCGGCCGGCTTTGGCGGCTCTTTCACCGCAATCCACGGCCGCGACATGCAGGCGTAGCGGCACTCGTCCGCGGCGTGGTCCTCGCTGTCGGTGCAGACATCCTCATGCCGGTCGGGGTCGTGTTGCAGAAACGGCACGGTGCGGATGAAATCCGTACACGTCGAGAACACCACCAGCATCGGCAAGCCGTCGTCGTTGCCGACCAGCCGCGCCCGCATCTGATCCCAGCCGCCGATGTGGCCGTACATCCGCACCCGGATGTTGTCGCCCTTCTTGAACCAAATCTTGCCGCCGGTTTCAGTCCCCATGCGCTCGGCGATCGAGGGCCCGCCATCCTCGGCAAAGGCCGAAGGGTCGAGCACGCCGTAGGATATTTCGTCGTCTTTTTCCCGCGCCAAAATCCCTTTGCCAACCTCGCCGGCGTGCAGCTTGAGGCCAACATTGGGCTCGTTGGGCCGCATGCCGTACCACTCGCGGTAGCGCACCATGGCGCCGCGCGGGATCACGCGGCCGTGAACATTCCAATCATCCGAGGCGATCGCCCACCACCCCACACTGAACGGCGAGGCCGAGCCCCAATCCATGGAGCGAAACCGCAGCCAATCCTTCGGGATTTCAAACGGCGGGATCACATGCCGGCTGGTGTCCCAGCAGTCGAAGAAGGCGCCCAGCGTCACCGACCAATCGCCGTCGAGCCACGCCTGCACCAGTTCCTTGCTGCCGCTCGAGCGCAGTCGCTGCTTGTAGGCCTCCACGTCGATGAACTGATTGTTGCCAACCTTCGACGGGATGAAGATGCGCTCTAGCCCGGTGTTGGCGTCGATGATTACCTTGTTGCCGAGCGGCGCCGGATCAATGTAGCGCGTTTTTATCCACTGGTGCCCCGGGCCACCCGGATTTCCAGTCAGCCTGATACCCACTGGCACTCCAGAGCCACTCCTTAACGTGGCGAAGAGCTTGAAAATCGGCGCTGGTGACGGGAAATTCCCCGCCTCCTCCACATAAAGCCTGGAGTAGCTGTGGCCCTGATAGAGCTCGGCGTCGGCGTCGCGCTCCAAATAGCTGAACTTGAGGCGAGCTCCGCTCGGATCGCGCCATGTTTTCTCCTGCTCGTTGTATTGCCATTTGAGCGGGCCGAAAATCATCCGGCTGCGCTCGATCGTGTCCATCAATTCGGTGCGGGTGCGCCGGATCATCAGCGCCGAGGCATTGATGCCGTGCTCGTTGGCGTGACGCATGAAGTCGCCAAGCACGCCATCGGTCTTGCCCCCACCGCGGGCGCCGCCGAAGAACACCTCGAACACCGGGCATTCTAACAGCGCCCACTGGGCAAAGTTGCCGCCGGGTGACCAGATCGTTTTGACTTGGTCAGTTTGGGCGTCCATCAAATCACAACAGCGTTGCGACGTATTTCCCCGTCAGCATTGCGGGCTTCCACCCCGATCCCGTAGATAAAGTGAAACTCGCTGGGATCACGGTAGCACCAGCGTTCCAAGGTTAAGCCTTCCGCCGCAATCCATTCCAGCAACACTGTCGCGGCATGATAGGTCTTAATGTGCTGATCCATTGCCATTGCCGGTGGCCGGCGCCGGCAGTGCCGGCAATTCTAGGTCAGGATGTCCGTACTTCCTGACCCACTCCTCCTTCGTCAACACCTTGGGCAATTCGGCCACGTAGCGCACGTTCACGTCCGCCGAGATCAGCGTGCGGGTGAGATCGGGCACCACCTTCCTGAGCAGGCAGTCAATCGCGCGCACCTGCGGCATGCTCAGATCGGCCAGCTTGATGCCGTCCTTATCGACCTCGCCGAAGATGAACTGCTGCAGGGTCTGCACCAGCCGATGGGCCTGGATTTTGGCGCGCACCTCGTCGGGATGAAACTGCAGCTTGCGTTTGCGCTTTTCGATCGGCGCGATTAGCGGGCGTTGTCTGCGCATGGCGTTTGGTGTCCTCCTATGGGCCGCCGGCGCCCCACATCTGCGCGAACGGTTCAAGCTGCCCTGGCAAGCCAAGTTCCCCCGTCGTGGACCATGCAGTCTGATCTGGCCCGAACTGCCTGGTAAAATGGATACTGCCAGCAGTCATCGGATCACTGACCGGACGGTGTAGATCGTACTGCAGCTTGGCGGGACTGATCTGGTGCCCGAGGTACATGAAATTTCCGGGCGCACCAAACAGTTGCCCGTTGAACGTATTGGGCCGCTCGTCGCCAACTTCTGGGAGTTGCCCCCCATATTTGTTGTACCGCTGCTGATTGTAATCTTTCATCGTCCAGAATTTGCTGTTGATGCGGGGGTCTCTGTTGTTGAACACGCTCGGGAACCAGCTGTCCTGTCCCTCGTTCAATGCCGGTGGCGGCCCCCAGTTGGCCGGGTTGTACCATGCGGCTAGTCGACCTTGAGTAATTCCCTGAGCCTCACCGCTGCGGTCCGATGGACGAGTGCTATCCGCTGGCGTGCTGTTCCACATGTCCGTGACCCATTGCGGCGCCCAATTATTCTGACCGCCGCCGCCCACGGCCGATTGCGCCATCTGCAGCAGGCCAGGCTGCACCTGATCCCCAAATTGTTGCTCTGGGGGCGGTCCACCTCTGAAATCAGGCATGGCACACTCCTTGACCGAATTCGGTTAAATCTGACCGAATTCGGTTTAGACATTTGTCCCCGAGGGATAACGGTCGGCGTACCCGCCGGTCGCCGCGCCCGGCCAGTAGAAGCTATCGCCCCACTGATTGGGCGTTCCGTGACTTGCGCCGGTTCCGAGGGCCGAACCCATTCGCACACCCATTCCGTGCTCGCCAGTGATCCCCGTTCCCATATCGGAGAAGTTAGAACCCCCTCCCCTAACCTGGCCCGCCTGGGTGTTGATCAATTCGCCGTTGCGCATGATCCAGCCCGGTCCCATGCCGAGCAGACGCCAATTGTTGGTCGATGGACCGGCTTGGCCATATCTCGCCATCCCCGGAATATCCCGGCCGAGTTTTCCGAATAAATCTACGGCATTGAAAAACCCGCCCTTATCGCCGCCAGTATGATACTCTATGCCCGTCTGACCCATCTGCGGCAGAAATCCGCCCGCCAATTGGGCCAAACTTATGCCGGAGGCTGCAGCCGCCTGCTCGGGATCATCTATCCTCCACCCGCCATAAGCATCGAAATATTTCTGATCCTCGGGCGAAACGGCTGCATTGCCGTATAGGCCATGGGGGCCGTTTTGATCCGCCATCCCCGCCATCTGCACCAGACTCGAAACATCCTCATTCATGGCGATCTCCTATCGTTGATAGCTTTGGCTATGGACCGCCCGCGCCCCACATGGTTGCGTATTGCTGTTGCCCAGGAATGCCAAGCTCCCCCGTCGTCGACCAAAAATATCCCGGCCCGAACTGCGGGGCGTAACGCATGGTGCCAGCAGTGATCGGATCGCTGACCGGACGGTGTAGATCGTAGTACCGCTTGCTTGCGTCGGGGGCCCACCGCTCCAGATTTCGTGGCTGGCCGGTGGCGGTAGCCTCGTTAGGGAGTTGCCAATATGTAGGTTGGACGCCGTTATACTGGCCAAACCAACCGGGACCAGAGTTTTCGAAGATGCTGCCATCCGGCATGTTAAAGCGGCTGGGATTGTTCGGGTCTTGATATTGCGGGATCGCAGACCCGGGGCCTCCTCCTTTACCGTCCATGGCCAACTGTGCCATCTGCAGATTGCCCATCCCTCCCGGTGCCTGTGGCCCATAGGAGGACATCAACATCTGCAACAGGCCCTGCTGCTGGGGGTCCGCCTGTTGCCCCACTTGCCCCAACCCTAATTGCCCCGATTGCCCCGATTGCAATGCTGCTGCAGCATTGCGCTCTGCATCTAGGTCCATGGCCCTACTCCCTATCTGCGACCGCCGGCCTGGAAATACTGGCCGGTTGCCGGATCGTAGAAGTACGCGCCACCGCCGCCGCCCTGGCGGAAGTCGCCGCCGAATGCGCTGGTGCCGGGCCGGCCGGGCGAGTTGATGCCGTAGGCGCCGCCGTATTCGGCGCCCTTGGCGCCGGGCGCAATGCCGGCACCGCCGGTCTGGTAGTAGCCGCCGCCCGGTCGCCCGGCAGCATACTGGTTGTTGCCGACCGTGAGCGACAGGCCAGGCCGGCCGCTGGTATCGCCGCCGGGGCGCCCGCTGCTGGGCCCGAACGGCCCGACGCCGGCCTGGGATGGGTTGCCGGTGGGGCTCCCACCAGGACGGCCACTGGGAACGGTATCGCTCCGATCGTCGGCGTACATGCTCAACAGGCCGGGAATGCCAATGCCGCCGCCGGCCCCCTGTGTTGCGGGGAACAACGAACTGATCACATCCTCGCCCGGCCGCAGGCCGATGGTTTCCATTTCGGACTCAATGGGGCCACGCTCACCCTCCATCCATGGAGGCGCCTGATCTGACCCGCGCGATTGCGCGGCAAACTGCGTGCCGGGGATGGCATCCCCGAATTGCTGCTGGCCGGGGGTCACGGTCGGATCGGCCATCACCATCCCAGGCCCGAGTTGGCCGGGTTGCGCCAAGCCAGGAGCCGACGGGCCGTAATTCGGGCCGAAGTCGGTCGCCAGCTGTGTCATCTGATCGGCCAGTGTCTGGTAGCCCTGCTGTATCTGCTGCGGCGTTGCTTGCTCCTGCTGTGGGGCTTGGACGGTCGGCGTCTGCGTCTGCGGCTGCTGCGCGTTCATTTCGGCCGCCAGTTGCTGGTAGCCCTGCTGGGTCACCATCGGGCCGATTTGATCGAAATTGGGATTTGTCTGCTGCACGTCAGCACGGCCGCTCTGGTTGAGCGAGTCGCCCTTGCCCCCGAAACTGTCGAAAGACATGGTGCCCTGCTGGGCGCTGGTGCCGGTGAAGCCCTGCTGCGCGCCGGGGGATGGGCCGGCATAGTTTGCCGGATCGTAAGCCGGATCGGCGGCAATGTTATTGAGCGCCTGCATCAAAGCAGGATTGGCTTGGGCCATGAACTCATTCGCCTTCCCCACATCTTGGAAGGCATTTTCCATGTTTGTTACATCGATGACGCCCTGATTGGTCATGTTCTGACCGGCCTGCGCCTGACTAGGCCCGAACCAGCCGACATTGGAGCCGGCCTGATTGGTTGCGAATTCAGGGCCAAACACGGTCGTCGGATCGACCTCGGTGCGGTCATCGCTGGGTCGGGTAACCTCGGGAGAAGTAATCACCGGGCCGAACAGCGATGGATTGAGAGCCTCGCCCTGCTGCACAGTCGTGGGGCCGCCGAACAGGCCGGGGCCCGCTTGCGGCCCCACATCGCCCTGATTGGGCATGCCGAACGCACCGCCGGGAGGCGCGCCGAAGTCGCCCGGAAAGCCGTTAATGCCGGGAGCCGCGGCGTAAACACCGGGGCCGCCGATCGAAGCGCCCTGTGCGCCCGGCCCGAAGCCGGTGCTGGTGCCAGAGCCGTAGGCACCATAATCACCCGTCATTGCACCGGGCGGCCCCATAGCGTTACCGATCCCGAGGTTGCCAGCAGGGCCGGGGCCATAACCAAAGCCCATGCCGCTATCGGTGAAATTAACGCCGCCGGTGGGGTCCATGCCGAAAGACGGACCGGGGCCATAGTCAGCATACGGACTGCCGCTGTAGTCGTAGCCGCCGCCGGAATAATCCCCGCCGGGGCCGATAAAGCCGCCTTCGCTACCACCGCCACTGTAGTAGCCGCCGCCGGTGTCGCTGCTGACAGGCCCACTATCCCCGAAGAAGCTGCCAGGCGAGCTACTGTCAAAGCCGGTCGGGCCGCTCTCGCTGCCGGTCCAGCTATCGCCGCCGGTGCTCTGGAAACCAGTATCACTGCCTTGGAAACTGCCGCTGTCGTTGGTGCCGTAGTAGCCGCCGTCGCTGCTGCCAAAGAAATCGCCGCCGGTGTCGCCGGTGTAGCCGCCGCCGCTGTCCCCGCTGGGACCGCTGTCGCCGTCGCTGCCATAATTGCAGATCGATCGCGGGCGGAATTCGGCGGACCAATGTTTCATTTCGTGGCCCTCAGATGTGGCGGCGGCTCGACCAGCCATTTCTCGCGATGGGTGTATGTTTTCTGCCAGCCGTCGAGCACCCGCAGCCAGCCCTCGCGGCCGCCGCCGGTCAGCCGCGCACACTTGTGCTCAAGCGCGAACCGTTCGACCTCGGGATGCATCGGCAACAAGGCGGGAAGCTCGCCGCCCTGCAGCCAGATGTTCAGGCTGCGATAGCCGATCGGGTGATGGTTAACCTCGGTAACGATGACAGCGTGCTCGGCCGGCCACAGCTTGGCGCGGCCGTCAGCGATCCGGCGCCAAACATGCTCCTTACCGTGGGTTCGACCGAACGAGGCGAGCGAGGCATCTAGCCAGGGCCAGCATCTTTCAAATTGGTCGCGTTCATTCATACGTCTGCTTGCCGATCCGCATTGGCGCGGCGGCGGCAGGAGCGGGCGCGATCTGGCCGCCGGGGCCCATCGTGTACTTGTGCTGGTCGCCGAACGGGTTCGGCTGCTTCACATAGATGTCGCAGTACCCGAACGGACTGATGGTACCGTCCACGGCCTCGCAGCCGTCCGGCGCCTTACCGGGCACCCCCTCAAAATGCTCACACAACCCGCAATTCTTGAGCGGCGTGCCGGCACGGTAGTTGACCGCGCCCTGCGGCTGCTTGCCCTCGCCGACCTCTTCCTGCAGAGGCTGTGGCCCTTCGGCCATTTCATCGTCGGGAGGGCCGCCCTCGTTCATCATGCTCATGGTCTGGTCCCTCCACCGAGGCTGCCGAGGAACGCCCACGGACTGACACGGGCCGCATCCCGCGGGGCAACGCCGTAGCTGCCGGGGCCCTGGATGGCCCGGTCATATTCCGGGCGCGACATGCGGCCGAGGTTCATCATCATGTCGAACAGGCTGGGCTGCTTCTTGGGCGCGTTGGGGTCGTCCGGATTGGACGGATCATCCTGGGGAGATTGCGCCCCCCCTGATTTCCCCACCGGCATCGGCTGATCCCACCATTGCTTCGGCTGCTGCGGCGCACGATCGAACGGCGAGGGCTGCGGGCCCATCATGCCGATGCCCATCCGGGCCATCTGCAGCATGCGCGGATCGTAGGGCATGGGTTACCTCGGGTTTACGGCTTGGGCTCCAGCGCGCTACAATAGTTCGCAGCAGAGAAACACCGTCAGACCGCCCACAGCAGCACAAATGATCATTGCGCCAATGATGTGCTCGATCACGGCGCGCACCGCGGGTAGCCCGCCGCCCACAATTCGCGGTCGTACATGGTCCAGAAGCCGTTGAGCGGCAGC